TATGGGAGAAGGACTCAATTCCATCTATGATAGAATTAAAGAAGATGTTAACAAACCATTATTCTATAAAGCAATGCACAGAGGACTTCGTAGAGATTCTATGTATACTTTTAGTAAGTCTTTATCACAAGACCGAAAGGAAAATGAAAGAAATAAACTTCCGTATTGGAGTGGAGAATCTGCTATTGAATGGTTGAAATATTACAATGATAATAAACTAAAATTTAAGAATCACAGATTATGGATTTCTAAATCACATCAAGAGAAGTATCTTAAACAATATGTTACTATAACTGCTGAAGAGATTAAACAGGCTCATACTGATGGGTTAATTACAGATGAGATGATTACTAATCTATGGTGTCCAACATTAAAAGTTAAGTTAACCATTGATGACCTAACAGATACTGTTATGACTAAAAGTAGAAAATCTAAAACAAATGTTTTCATGATTAGATATTATGATATTAAAACAAGATTATTCCCCAAGGCTTTTCAGATATTTAGGTTGAGTTTAAACTCACAACCAGCAGTTAACTTCCCCCCACTTACTGCTAGATTATTGTATGAGAAATATACAGACCATATCGAACAAGATGAACCACTAAACATTTACGATCCTTCAAGTGGTTGGGGTGGTAGGATTCTTGGTGCTATGTCTTCTAAGAAAAGAATACATTATATCGGAACAGACCCGAACACAGACAATTGGATAGATGAAATAGATAAGTCAAGATACGAGTATGTTGCTGACTTCTTTAATGAACATGGTTTAGAAACCAATCCATTTTGGGAAGAGCCAAAAAATACTTATCACTATTTTCAGTTGGGTTCAGAACATGTTGGTGACCATCCTGATTATCAACAATATAAGGGTAAGTTAGATATGGTGTTTACTTCACCACCTTACTTTGATAGGGAACAATATTCAGATGATGATGAACAATCATTTAAGGCTTATCCAATGTATTCAGATTGGAGAGATAACTTTCTTAAACCAACGTTAGTAAATGCTTACGAAAGTATGAAATCAGATAGATATCTACTTTGGAACATCGCTGACATCAAGTTGTCTGGTGATAACTTTCATCCACTAGAACAAGATTCAATTGATATTATTGAATCACTTGGTGGTAAGTATGAAGGTAAGTTAAAGATGTTAATGGCGTCAATGATTGGAGTTGACCAATCTAATGTTAAGAACAAAGTTGATGTAGATGGAGTTACATCAAAATATGAACCAATTTTTATATTTAGGAAACCATAATGAATCATGCTACTTTAGATAATTTAGATGAGATAATGGATGTATTCAAACAATACGGAGATACATTCCCACATATCAGAAAAGACAAAATAGAAACAATGATTGAATTTCATAATGTAATATGGGATGAGAAAGTTCTAATCACATACAATCATTATAAGAGGAAACAAGCAGTTGCTATGATGACAGAGAAAGATAGGGTAGTAAGTGCTTATGAGGCTCAAAAAGGTGATTGTATACTACATCAGATTGCTGCTCAGAGTCAAGGCGATGGTAGTGGTAGAAGAGTATTTGAAAGATTTATCGACTATAACAAAGGTAGAGATATTGTTCTATCAGTTAGAAGTTTAAATACAAGAGCTATTGAGTTCTATAAGAAATATGGATTTATCAAAGTTAGTGATATCGAATGGGGTAAAACAAAACAAGTCAAAGGCGAAGTTTATTTATTAGAACAAAAGCCATTGTATAGATATAAGGAGAATAAGTTTGTCTAAACTAGGAGTTATAAAACATTTGGATGTAGAACCAGCATTATTAGATTATGATGATGTATTGAATTTTATAGACAATACAAAGTTTTCAAGAGTTAAAACAAAATATAGTAAAGGTGATGATTGGACAGCAATCTCTTTACGAGGTTATGGTCCTACACCATTAGATATTTTAAAACCAAATGTACTAAAAAGTAAAGTTAATGAAAGTGCTGAACTACAAGACACGACCTTGATGGACATAGCTGGTTTTGGAGTTATCAAAAAGATACTAGATAAGTTACCATCAACATTTGAACGAGTTAGATTGATGAAGATAAAAGCTAACTCAGGTATCGGTAAACATTCAGATAAGATTGATAAGGACTTTGGGTTAGAAGATGGTAAGATTGTTAGAATCCATGTTCCTATCAGAACCAATGACCAAGTTAATTTTTCACTTTGGGATGACAGAGAAGAGATACAAAACTATCTCGAAGAAGGTCATTATTATTATGTAGATGTCCGAGCACCACACGCTGTACAAAACAATAGTGATGTTGATAGGATTCATTTAGTTATCGATACCTATGTAAATAGCGATATATTAAAACTTCTAGGGATTGAAACTTTCTGGTAAAAATGCTTGACATTTACAAAAATTATTAGTAATTTATTATTATAATTATCACACAATGTGATATGTAAACAAAACTTCTCGTATTAAATATGAGAAGAGAATATAGGAGTCATATAATGGCCACAAGTAAAAAGCTAACAACCCCCCCATCTGTGAAGGATGTAAAATACAAAACAGAAGTACCTGAAAACTATGAAGGTTTCTTGTACAAATTTACTAACTTAGATCACCCACTTAAAAAAGCCTATTTAGGTATACATAAAGGGGATATTAATGATGGATATCTTAATTCATCTACCAGTATGGAATTTAAGAAACTACTAGCCAATCCTCATGCCAATGTTTTATTGGAGTATATTGAGTTTGGTAGTTATGAATTAATGACCGTTAGAGAAAATGATATTCTTTCTATAGGTAGAGCGATAAATCCTGATGCTTGGTATAATAAAACAAATGGAGCTCCAAGATTAAAAGTACCAAACTTCGATGCTGTTAATCTTTTAAGAGAGCAGATTATTAATGGTGTATATCCCACGACTAAAATGACCAGAGAGGAATTAGAAAAACTACAATTCTTACAAGTCAGAGTAGAAGGTCATATGGACTTAGTACATACCATCGCTGATAAGATTGATGAAAAAGGTGGAGATACATCTGAATCCGAACCTATCATCATATTTGAGGGTAGAGGTGAGAACGGCGAAGATATGGGTGGAGATGGTAACCATACTTGTCAAGGTGGACTGGCATCAGAGAAGATGTTAGACATGGATGTGATAAGAATACCATTTGAAGATAACTCGGTGTATTCAAACACAGAGTTGAAGACACTTTCACATCAGATGAACGCTGGTGAAGCTGTTCAAAAGAATCGTGCTAATAATGATGATTTGAAGAAACAACTTTACACTATAGTTAAAGATGCTCATGGAAACACTTCGGTGTTAGACCACCCTAATGTACATGCCTGGTTGGTTAAGGTAATGCACAAGACAAATAAGAAGGCTACAGGCTTGATTAAAAGTGTTAAGAATGAGTTTAAGAAAGAAGAACAGGCGATAAAGGATAGAGAAACCTTTCGTTTTTGGTCTGAGAATGATTTTAATGCTTATGCTGCTAGAATGAGGGCATCTAATCCTAACGCTTTAGTAATTCAGTTTAATACCGGTTGGATAAAATATGATGAAATCCTAAGAGATATTGAGATGTCTTTGAAATTAGACAAGAAAGGGTTGTTACAAAAACCAATACAGGCAAATGGTTTTGATGAAGTGATATTTCTTGGTCGTCACAAGACAGGTGCTGATACCGGAGACAAGTGGGATAGAATCGGTTCAAACTTAAAATCATGGATGTTTCCATACATCACTTTGTTGGGTATGAAAATGAGAGTTGAAACATTGTCAACTGTAAAGATAAGTGATTTGGGTGAAGAACCTATAATGAAATTCACTAAGGAAGCTGCTTAAAGACAATAACAAAAAGCCCCATGTTTAACGACATGGGGCATTTTTTAGGAGAAAAATATGAAAGAACTAACACCAGAACAAATAGAACATAATTGGAAGAAGTTAAGAGACATCATCCAAAATACTTTCGATGGAGAAAGACTAGAAAGTATGGACAAGATGTATGACTACTTCGAAGAAAGAATGTGTCTTGCTCCAGCAAGTGGAAAGGAACATTTTCATAATGCTCATCCAGGTGGATATGTGGAACATATTCTACACATTGTAGAATTTGCTCAACAGATACATGGATTGTGGAGTAAGAATGGAGCAACGATGGATAACTTTACCATCGAAGAATTAGTATTTGCTGCTCTCCATCATGACTTGGGTAAAGTCGGTGACTTATCGGAAGATAATTACATACATAATGATTCGGACTGGCACAGAAAGAATCAAGGGTTGATTTATAAACATAATCCAGCATTACAATATATGACCGTTACTGATAGAGCATGTTGGATACTTCAACACTTTGGTGTCAAAATGACAGAGAATGAGTATATTGGGTTAAGATTGACAGATGGGTTGTATGAAGAGGCTAATAAGGGTTACTATATGAATTGGAGTAAAGACAATCAGTTGGCAACCAATATTGCTTATGTCTTACATCAAGCTGATATGATGGCTAGTAAGATTGAGTATGACGAATGGGCTAGAGGTGACCATGATATTAAAGCTCCAAAGGTAGAACTGAAAGAAAAGTCAGAACAATCAGCAACTGCCAATCAGGCATTCAAAGACCTATTCGGAGAGTAATTGTACTTAGATTATTTCGACAAGTTTAAGAACCAAGAACCATATCTTCACATCGATGAAAAAGAATGGACTTATATAAAGGATACATTTGAGAAGGATGATGTAAAGGAATCTCTGGCAAAAGTAGCTATGGACTATCCGATGCCGACAATGGAGATGACCGAAGACAATTGTCGTAAGGATTTCAACAAGTTAAAAGGAACTTGGGTTTATGATATTCTGAGAGAAGGTGAATGGTTTGGTAGAAGTGAAGATGGTTATGAATGGTCATTAGATTACGAAGGTAAACAATGGTACTTTGCTAGAAATAATATCGGTAACAAAGCTTCTAACTACTTCCAACAAGAAAACAGATGGTCAGTAGATGGTTCAGTATCACCAGGTCCCAAACGGACTTGGGAGAACGAAAAGTTTATGACATCATTGATGGGTTCAGCATATAGTTTAAAACTAGATAAGATAGACCGTTCAGCATTACGAGTTATGATTGGACTTCGTAAGTATATCTGTAGTCAATTCAAACCTAATGTAGCAAAAGCACTTTACGACCTATTCAAAGCAAAGAACATAATGGACTTTTCAATGGGATGGGGAGATAGGTTAGCTGGTTTCTTTGCTAGTCAGAATACTGAGTTGTATGTTGGTGTCGATCCTCGTAAAGAGAACCATCCGATTTACAGAGAACAAGCTGATTACTACGAAGGACAACTTACGATGTTTGAAACGATGAAAAAGGTTGATTTCTATTGTGAGGCTGCTGAGGACTTTTACTATGATGGGTATGAAGATACCTTTGATATTATATTTACATCGCCACCTTATTTTAATGTGGAAAGGTATAGTCACGATGACAATCAGAGTTGGGTTAGATACAAGGACATTGATAATTGGAATAGTCAGTTTCTACATAAAGCTCTTGACAATATGCTACCGACTTTAAGAAGTGGTGGTAAGTTATGTATTAATATTTCAGATGTTTATTCACCATCTGCTGGTAAGAAAGCTTGGTCAAAGATTTGTGACCCGATGAATGACTTTATTCAAAGTTATGGTGGTATGGAATATAAAGGTTGTATCGGAATGGAAATGGCTAAACGACCTAATAGTGGTGGAGCTGGAACTGCTAAAGATACAAAGCAATATACGGAAGAATCACTACAACTTGCTAAAGAAACCAAAGATAAAAGGTTCTGTGAACCAATATGGATATGGGAGAAGAAATGAAAAAAATAGAAGAACATGCTGGTATTCAGATACCAATATATTATTATGAAGATGATGATGGTAATAAAGTATATGATTATGAAGAAATGGCAGAAGAATTTGAAAATGAGTTAAGTAAGATAGTGGGAGTAACTGTAATGTGTTCGATATCAGAAGACATCATTTATGAAGATTAACGAATTATTTAAAAAATTCTATGGTATGAAACCATATCTTTTCATTGACGAAAAGGAATGGCAACACATCATTACTACATATGATAAGGATGAAGTAGTAGATGAGTTGGCTAAATGTCTACATACTTATCGGTGTCCTATTCCTGAGATTACTGAACAAGAAGCTCTGAAGAGTTTGAAAAAACTAAAAGGAGTTCAATGGGGTGATGTATTAGAGTATAAAAGTTGGTTTCCACGAAATGAAAGAAGGTCAAAATATGAATTGACACATAGTTATTTTAAGAGAGATAACTCTGGTAACAATGCTTCTAATCCATTTCATATAGAAACAAGATGGAAGGTGGATTGGACAAGGACACCAAGTGGTTGGAGAACTTGGCAAACAGTAGATGGTATCAAAACAATAGTAAGGGCTTTTTGGAGTTTGGAAAAGGTTTTAACCAAAGTAGATTTACAGAGTATCAGAATGGCGACTACATTGAGAAAGTATGTGGCGTCACAATTTAAACCAAGTATTGCAAAGGCATTTTATGACTATTTTGGAAGTGTTAACGTACTCGACTTTAGTGCTGGTTGGGGTGATAGGTTGGCTGGGTTTTATTGCGGAGAGACTACAAAATCATACGTTGGAATTGACCCGAATACCCTCAATCATCCAAATTACAAAAAACAAATTGAGTTTTATGAAAAACATAGGACAATATTTGAAGAGGAAAAACAAGTAGATTTAATCTGTTCACCAGCAGAAGATGTTGATTTTACTAAATATAAAGAACACTTTGATACGGTGTTCACATCGCCACCTTACTTCAATGTTGAGAAGTATTCTGATGAAGATACACAAAGTTACATCAGATATAAAGATATTGATAGTTGGAATAAAAACTTTCTACATAAGACATTAGGTAATATCATACCTACTTTGAAGAAAGATGGCTTGTTAGCCATTAACATAGCTGATGTTTATGATGCTAAAAACAAAACATACTTCGACATCTGTAATCCAATGAATGATTTTTTAAAGTCTCAAGGATTACATTATTATGGTTGTATGGGAATGGAGATGACTAAGAGATTTAATAGTGGTGGAGCTGGAAATGCTAAAAGTGAATATTTTCAAGAGTATTTAAAGGATAAAACAAAACATACAAAAAATATAGCATTTGGTGAACCAATTTGGATATGGGAGAAGAAATAGATTATATTTATAGGTGTATGGAATTGACGCCCGAGAACACGAAATGGGTTACAGATTTACTAGTACTAATATCAATATTATTTTTAATTAAATCATTTTGGGATGAGACATGAACGCCGCTGATAGAAAAGAATTTGAGTTAATACACAATAAAATAGACAACATCAAGTCAGATATAGACGAGATGAAAACGGAGATGTCAAAAGCCCACGGAAAAACCGAGGAATCTCTGAAGTTTATGAAAGAAAACCTATTTGATCCACACATGGGTTTATGGGCTGAAACAAAGTTAAATTCTCAGTTTAGAAATAGCACTACTAAATGGAGAGGTATCATCGGAATAGGTTTTATAGGATTGGTTATTGAAAAAGTCTGGTCATTATTCACAGCATAAAATATTAAAACAACTTAACAAATGGATGGATTGGTTAGAAACACCAAACGAAGATTTTGGTGGGATGCCTGTTTGTCCCTTTCTAGCACCTGAAAGAAAAACCGATAAGTTGCTTATTGAACCCTATGATTATAGGGAAAAGTCCATATTTCAACAGATAATAGATTTTGATGGTAACGAGAAATATACTACTGCTTTATTTTTACATGTTATCGGTGGAGAAAAACTAAAAACAAGTGAATATCAAGAATGGGTAACCGATGAGCTAGAGTTCATGGGATTAGACCATCTTAAAGCCGTTTGTTTTAGCCCGTTTGAAAAGGTAAGAAGAAACGGAGTTAGAACACGAGAAAAAGCACCTTGTTTTATTACATCCATCACCACACACGAAGCATTAAACTCTGCTTGGAAGAAAATAAAAGACTCACATTATTGGAAAAAAAATAAAGAAACTGCTTGACTTTGTCATTTATTCTCCGTATCTTTATATATAACAAAAGGGGTTAAAATAATGAATTCAACACCACCAAAATCATTGTGGAAAGTATCTACTGTTTTCTTCAATGGAAAATCAGGTAAGATAGTTAAATGGACAAAGACCAAGTTCTTTGTTAAGTTCAAGACCAAATCAGCATGGGTAAATAAATCATTTATAGTTTGGGTATAAAATAATGTTTGCTTCACAAAGATATAAAAAGGAAATAAAAGATATCAGAAAGATATTATCTGATGGTGAGTTTACAAGAACTTTACTACCTGAATACCATACCTTTCTAGTTGATATTCACACGAAGATGTTAACTCAAGAATTATCTTCCTTAGAAGAATCACGGATTGATAAAGCTATAAAAAACTATGAAATACAATCCGAACCTGAGTTTAAGGAAAGGGTAGATAAGTTATTGTCCAAGATAACCAAGTTGAAAGCTATGGTAATGTCTGTTCCAGCAGCCAATTCACCGAATGGATTTGCTAAAAAACAGGTGGATAATAAGATGAGCAAGTTAAATTTAATTACTGCTAAGATTCAAGAGCATGGTAGTATCACACCAGAAGATGCTAAGTATGCTAATGAGTTATTCAAAGAACTTGAAAGAAAGGGATTTTCTTATAAAATAAAGAAATGGAAAAATAAAGCTTGACTTTATCAAATATTTGTAGTATATTTAAGTATAACAAAAGGAGTTAATATGATGTATTCAGAGTGTTGTGGAGCGATAGTCTATGATGACTATGACTTATGTAGTGAATGTCTTGAACATTGTGATGTTTGGGAAGATGATGATGACGAGGATGAGATGATGGAAAAGTTGCTTGAAATGAATCCAGAATTTAAGCCTGAAAATAATTAAAATAATGCTTGACTTTGTCAAATATTTGTAGTATATTTACAT